AAAAATAAGAGAAGCAATACAATATATTCACGAACTAGACGATGCTATTGTTGACTTAACAAAAGTTGTTGATTTGTCTAATCAACAAATTAACAAAATGGCACAATCTGCCATAGATTTAGGTAAAGAATTAGGAAAATCTTCCGTAGAAATTATGAAAGGTATGGCAGAATGGGGTCGTTTTACGAAAGATATTAGTGAGATAGAAGAACTTACAAAAGTTGCTACAATAGCAAGTAATGTTAGTGATTTGTCTGTTCAAGAAGCATCAAAATTAATGACTACTGCAATGATAGTCTATAAATTACAAGTTCAAGATATGATATCATTAATAGATTCATTTAATGAAATACAAAATAATATGCGTGTTTCGGCTAAAGACCTTGCTGATGCTATAGCTGAAGTTGGTAATGCCGCAGCTCAAAGTAAAACTCCGATTGCTGATTTACAAGGTTATATTACTGCAATAGTACAATCAACTGGTGCAAGCGGTTCTGAAGTTGGTACTACACTAAAATCAGCAATTAGTAGAATATATAGATTAGGGCCAGAAGGAGAATATGATGCAGGTAAGGCTGAAGAACAGTTAGATAGAATAGGTGTTGCTGTAAGAGATGTTTATGGAAATTTTAGGGCATTTTCAGACATTATAAATGATGTTGCAAAAGAATGGTCTGCTTTAAATAATGTTCAACAAGTTGCAGTAGCTCAGGCGATTGGTGGAACACATCATTATTCAAAGATAATGGGTTTATTTGAAAACTTTGATTTAGCAATAAAGGCAACTACATTGTCGTTAAATTCACAAGGTTCTGCTGTACGTGAAAATGAAAAGTATATCAACAGTATTACTGGACGTATTGAAAAACTTCGTGCAACGTGGCAGGATTTTACTAATAGTGTTTTATCGTCTGATGTATTTAAGGGAATAATTAGTTTCATTACAGCAATTATTAATGGTATGAATACTATACCAGGTAAAATAGCGTTAATTGTATCTTCAGTTACATTACTTACTATGGCTATAATTACTTTTAAAAAACAAATTGTTGCTGCCGGAATTGCCGTAAAAGGATTTCTTACTTCTTTAGGGCCAATAGGTTGGATAACACTTGCTGTTTCTGCATTAACTCCTGTTGTATTAGGTGTAGCAAATGCTTTTAACGAAGCTAAGAAATCACAGGAAGAATTTATACAAACTACTAAGCAACAAATTAGAGAATTAGAGCAAGAAATAGAACAGATAAGAAATTTATATGATACATATATAATCGCAGAAAAAGGTACTCAAGAATTTAATGAGGCAAGACGAAAATTAGCAGAAACATTCCCTAGTTTAATTGTTGGATATGATAATGAAGGTAATGCTATACTTGCAAATAATGAAGCTATAAAAGAGCAAATAGAATTACTAAAACAACAAGCTGAAGAAAAAAGAAAATTATTACAAGCTACAGCAGAAGATACAATTAGACGAGGACAACAAAATATTAATAAATTACAAAATAAAATTAATAAAATAAATAAACAAATAGAAAAATTAAAATATTATAGAGATATTCCATTTGGATTATATGATCCAAATGAATTAGGATTTGGTTTTTTTGGTTATTTTACACGTGACGAAACCATAGCAAAGATAAATGAAGAAATAGCAGACGCTCAAAGAGAATTAGCAGAAGTTGGCGAAGAATTAAGAGAAGAAAATAATAGATTGCGTGAAACTTATGTAACATTAGTACCACCAATGGATGATTTAAGCGAAGCTCAAAAAAAAGTAGCAAATGATTTTATTAATTCTGCTATTGCTGAACAAAAATATATTGAACATGGGAATTTTAATAGAAAAGCGTTTATAGAAGGATATACAGAAGCGATTAATAATGTAGAATTATTAAAGAAGGCAGAAGCAGAATTAGCAGAGCAAACATCACAAGGATCGTTTGATTTATCTAAATCTTATGAAAAATTGTTAAAATCAACATCTGACACATCGAAAGAATTAAAAACACTTAATCAAGTAATTGCTGATGTACGAAATGGTCAATCTCTTTCTGCTGAAAAAATTCTTGATTTAATCGAAAACTATGATTTGTCTGCTGATGCAATTAAAAAAACATCAGATGGATATACAGTAGAATTATCGGCATTAGAAAATGTTCGTAAAGCCAAAATTCAAACGGCTTTAGATGGTATTGAAAGTGAAAAAAAACATGCTTTAGAAGTTAAAAAGCAAGTTGAATCGAGATTGAAAGGCTATGGGCTTGAAATTGAACAATTGGGAAATGTTGCAGAAGTAAAGAAGAAACTTGCTGAACAAGCAGATAAGGAAGCAAGGAAAAAAGCAAGTGAAATAGCTGCTGGATATTCTGATATTGTTACAAGAAGTCGTATATATATACAAGTTTATAATGAATATATGAATAAAGCTGGAGCAGATGTTGATTTAGCAAGACAAACATTAGCAGACATAGAAGAATTAGAGAAAGAATCTAAATTATTGATAAGTATATTAAATGATGAAAGTTTTGGCGTCTCTTCTTCTAAATCAAGTTCTTCTAAATCTACCCCATTTTCTAAACAATTTGATTTTATTGATACAAAAATAAAATCACTTAACCAAGAATTAAAAGAGCTACAACAACAATTAGATGATACCTTTTCCCCTACTGACAAACAAACTATTATTGACAAAATGATTATAGCACAACAAAAGAAAGCAGATTTATTGAAAAAAGCAATTAAAACTTATGAAGATTCTGCACAAAAAGAATTGCAAAAAATACCTGAATCTTTACGTTCTGCTGTTGTTAGTGGTTCTTTTAATATAGCAACAATATCTGAAAAAACTTATGGTAAGGAACGTGCTAAAGAAATTTCCGAAGCTATAAAGCAATATCAGTCATTGACGGATACTATTATAGGATTAAAAAATGAATATGCAGAAATAGATAATACTATTCGTAGATTAAATTTAGATAAAATTACGATTTCATTTGAAGTTTTTGATAAGAAAATTAGAGAATCTAACAGAGCATTAGAAGAACTAGATTATCAGCTAAATCTTTTAAAGGATAATGATTATGATAAGAAAGCAGAAATACTTACTAAAAAGATAGAAGTTACAACTAAGCAGGTAAATGAATATGAACAAGAATTAGAAAGATTAAAAGCTATTGTACCTGCTAATGCAGAAGAAGCAGAAAAACTCCAAGAAAGAATTAATGAACTAACCAAAAAATTTAGAGAAGGTAAAATTTCTATTAAGGAATATAACGATACTCTTGAAGAGACTGCTAAAAAATTGATTTCTACATTGTTAGATACACAAAAAGACATAGATAAGAAAAACTTAGAGAATCAGCTAAAAGAGCGTGAAAAACAAATATATGATATTACAGAAGCAGAGTTTGAAGCATACAAAAAAGCAAAAATAGAGATCTTAAAGAAACAAAAAAAAGAAAATGAAAAATTTGCTACCGAAGAAGCTAAAGAGTTAGTACGTTTACTAACAGAACAAATAGAGTTAGAAGAAGGCATAAATTATAAAGATATTGTCAATTTTGGTGATTTATATAAAGAAATTCATAATGAAAAAATAAAACAATATCAAGATACAATAGATATGTTAGAGCGTTCTAACGAATTAGAACAGCAAAGACTTGAACGAGAAGAAAGAATATTAGAAATTCAAGAATTACAATTAAAGCTTCAAAACACCCTTAATAATCGAAACGTTCAAATATTACGTAAAAAAGAAGACGGTAGTTGGGAATATGATTATGTAGCTGACCCTGAAAAAGTCGAAGAATTACAGAAACAAATAGCGAAAAAACAAAAAGATTTTGACGAGTGGGAAAGAAATAATTCTTTAAATCAAACTAAGAAATTGTTACAGCAAAAAATTGAACACCATCGAGAATTAATTAGAATATCAGAAGAAACATATAACAGGATTGCAAAAATAGAAACAACAAAGATTAATAAACACTATGAAAATATGGATATACTTGCAGAAAATATGCTAGATAGCCTAAAAAATACATATAGCAATAAATGGGACGAAATTATTAATGTATTAAAAGAAAAAGTAAGTATTGCAGAAAGAGAATATGCTAAATTATTTGGTGTATCTGTAGCAGGAGTCAGTGGACAAAATCCAAATAAGAGCAGTAAAGTCACTGTACAACCACCTTCTACTGGTTTTGGAACTACTCCTACTGCTGAATCAGAAGCGTATGCGAGACAATTAAAAGAAGCTGTTGGTGGAGATAGAGAAGCTTTTAGACAAGCAGAAATAGCAAGAACTGAGCAAGTTATAGCAAACAGAAAGGCACAAGGATTGGATACTTCTGCTCAAGAAGCATATCTTGATTCATTGTTGAAAAATACTTTCAAATTTGAAAAAGGTGGTTTGGTTGATTTTACAGGGCTAGCATGGGTAGATGGTTCAAAAACAAAACCAGAAGCATTTTTGAATCCTACGCAAACTAAACTAATTGGCAAATTAGCTGATTCCCTTCCTAATATGGCAAACATATTAAATAATTTTGCAACTACTAAAATGAAATTACCATCGTTATCCAAAATGTCTAATAATAAGGAAGTAAAACAAATATTCAATATTGGTAAGCTTGAATTTCCAAATGTAAGAACGGCAGATGAAATAAAAACAGCCATTCTTGATTTGCCTAGATTGAGTTTACAATCAGCAAAAGCATATTAAGGGGAGATGTCTTCTCCCCTATCCTGTTTTTAAGGTGGTGAATAAGATGATACAGACACCCGTGTTGCATCCGATACAGACGTATTCAGCTTTAAAATCGAAAGATTTTGAATTTTTTTATAGAGGTAGTGTTCAAATTACGCAAAATAACTTGGTAATACGAAGAACGTCTGATAACTCAATTGTCTATGATAAAACGATTAATACCTTTCAACACAAGCATACTGTAGATGCAAATACACTTGTGAATGGTACTGAATATATGGCAAGGATTAGAGTTGGTGATGTAAACAATAATTGGTCTGATTTCAGTGATTGGATAGTTTTTTATTGCTATAGTGAACCTATACTTACAATTACAAGTATTATTGATGGTGTAATAAATAATCAAAATCCACTGATTACTGCAACATACGAACAAGCCGAAGGTGACCAATTACAATCTTATAGATTTTTATTATATGACAATTTGGATAATCTGCTAATTACTTATAATGAAAAATATGGTTTACCCATCGAGCAACAAATTGAAAATTTGCAAAATAATAAGGTTTATAAGATAGAGTTGAGAACTTTATCAGTTCATGGAATGCAGTTTTCTTCTGGACTAATACCCTTTGTTGCGCAATATATTGAGCCTAAGTTTGCAAGTGCAGTCAATTTGAGAAATTTGAAAGACAGAGCAAGTATTGAAGTTGCTTGTCACTTGATACAAATAATTGGCGAAGTTGGCGGTGGTTCAATTTCATATGAAGATAATGATTGGATAAATCTTTTGAATGGTTATGTCTATTTTCAGGAAGGATTTTATGTAGAAAACGATTTTACTTTAAAGTTGTGGTGTAAACAAATACCAGTAAATAGTGTTTTTTTAAAAATGATTGGTAGACGTGGCAATATAATTTTAAAATATCAAGACGATGAAATCCATTTATATAAATATGTGTATGATACTGTTCCATATCATATATTTAGTCAAAAAATATATCCAACAAACGATGATGTTGTTTATATATGTATTCAGCATAAAGATAATTATTGCAATGTTTTTGCAAAGGTGGTGGACTAATGATTATAGGACTTGATGCGTTTGGAGACACAGTAGCTTTTGATACTTTTAATATAGTTAATAATTTTTATAGATTAGAATTGATGAATATGAAAGCTGATGAAATTAGTATTAAGGAGCAGATTGATACTGTAATAGATAATGAATCTAAGGAAGAATGGCATTACACTCAAGTATTACTAGCATTATTTCAAAACAATCTCGAAGCAGGTAATTTACAATTAGATGGTATGCCTGTTGAATATATAAAGATTAAAAAGCGTAAGAAAGAAGATTTATTATGGAATGAAATGAAACACATTCCTTTTGATAAAAATGTTTATGATTATTATTTTATAGATAAATATGTAGAAGCCCTTCAAACATACGAATATGCGGTTCAGCCTATAGGTGCAGGCAATGTTGTAGGAAACAATATTTACAGTGAAATAGAAGCTGATTTTGAAGGTGCGTGGTTAGTTGATAAAGACAGAGATTTTCAACTGTTTTTTAATCTTGAAATTTCGCCTTATGAAACAGTAGTTCCTACGAGTGTAATAGAAACTTTAGGCGGACAATATCCTATTGTTTTTAGTAACGAAAATATAAAGTATAGAAAAGGACAATTAAAATGTATGTTGGTTTCAAATTCAACAGAAAGTAAGGGTGCTATTGATAGAAAGCAGGAAAAAATTTTAAGAAACAATATAATGTCATTCTTAACGGATAAAAAGCCCAAATTATATAAAGATAGTTCGGGTGAAATGATGGTTATAATGCTTTCTGGCAATCCTATTTTAACTCCAATTAATGAACTTTCACAGCAGATGTATGATCTTGAAGTTGAATTTGTAGAAATTGCAGGAACGGATAGTAAATCTTTGATTGAAAATGGATTGCTTGATCTAGAAGAAGGTGGATTACATGACAGAACAAGAATATAGAGTTCATTTTCAAGCAGTACAAAATAAAAAAATAAAATTATTAATACTCGATAATAACGATATAGCTATTGATGAAATTGAAGGTTATGCAATAGATGGAAATGTAGATGTTGACGCTAATTCGTCTATTAGAAGAACGTGTAATATAAAAATGGTTTTAAATTCCAAATTGTTTCCGTCTATCTCAAGTCCTATCTGGTTAAATAAAAGATTTAAACTACTAATTGGCATTAAAGACATTTTGACTGATGAATATATATTTTTTAATTGGGGAATTTATTCTATTTCAAATCCTACTGTGGATATTCAAATTTCAGAAAATACAATCAACATTAGAGGATATGGTAAGAGTTGTTTTTTAGACGGAACAATATCAGGATATTTAGAAAATGTTGTTAGAATACCAGTAGAAGTTCCTATACATGAAGCAATTAGAGAAACTGCAATAACGAATGGTGGAGAAACGAAATTATTAATTGATACTCATGAATATACGACTCCATATGAAATTGAGAAACAGCCTAATGATACTGTTTGGGATTTATTAGATGAACTTACAAAACTGTATATGAATTATGAATTATATTATGATGTAAATGGTTATTTGAGGTTTAATAAAGTAAAGAATATGTTGAATGATTCTGTAGTATTCAATTTTGAAAATGATGACTTGATTAATGCAAAACAGTTAGACATAGATTTTAATAATATAAAAAATCATATTGTAGTATATGGCAGGTTAAGAGAAGATGGTTTACAAGTTAAAGCAGAAAAATCAATAACCGATGAATATAACCCTCTTTCTCCCTTTACGATTGAAAAAATAGGCAAAAGAAATTTGGTAATAATTGAAGATAAATATTTTACAGATGAACAATGCCAAATAAGGGCTGAATATGAAGAATGGAAGCATACCAATTTTAATGAAAAAATTACAATTACATGTGTTCCTATATTGTTTCTTGATGTCAATAAACTAATTGAAGTCAACTCGTCAAAATATAATATTTCTGGTAAATACATTATTGAAAATTTAAGTTTGGGATTAAAATATGACAGCATAATGACTATTACTGCATGGAAAATCTATTAAAAGAGGTGATTATATGTCTAATCTCAGTACATTTCCTGATGAAATAGATTCTTTTGTTAGAAAAAGAGACCTTACTTATAATGAAATTGTTTTATTTAATGAATATAGAGCCTTAAAATTAAAACCCAATAGGACGCCTGAAGAAAATGACAGATTAAATGAATTGACAAATTTACTTAGAGAATCATCGTTTTTACCCGATGATTTAAATAAATTACAAGATTGTATTATTAATTTAGAAACCTTTTTTAAAAATCAAACAGAAGATTATATACTCCAAAAACAACAAGAATTTAATGTAGAAATACAGAAATTTTCTTATAAAGGTCAATATAATTCTACTACCACCTATCAAATGTGGAATGTTGTAACGTACAATCATGAAACATATGTTTCTAAACAAAATAACAACATGGGTCATATACCAGTTGGAGATTCTACTGATTCATGGTGGTTTAAAGCTGCAAGCAGAGGAGCGCAAGGCTTACCTGGTATTGGATTGGTATTTGTAGGTGAATACAACAATGCAGTTACATATCAAGCAGGACAAGCAGTAGGTTATCAGGGTAATATTTATTATTGTATACAAACAACCTTTGGAAATTTACCTACAGATACTACATATTGGAGATTGTTTTTATCTGGAGTAAGACCCGTAATACAAGATACACCTCCTTCTACTCCAATACTTGGTATGCTTTGGATTGATACAAGTGAATAATTGTTGGGGTGGTAATAATGGATGAAATACAAAAAAGTATTATTGATGCTATAAAAATACAAGTTAATGAAAAGATAAAGGATTTACAATTTGATAAAACATGTTACGGAAAAGTTGTGGCAATTAGAGATGATATATGCGATGTTGAAATAAGAGGAGAAATAGCGCAATGTAAGATTAGGAATGGTTTACAAATATGTGAAAACGATATTGTTTTGGTCAGATTAATTAACAATGATTTTTCTAATAAATTTGTAGATGCAAAATTAGGTACAGTTGGGGATGACGTTGCAATAGAATTAATTGGCAACCTAAGTTTACTTTTGACCACAGCAAAAACAAACATAGTTGCTGCAATAAACGAAGTGTTTAATAAAGCAGGAGATGTTGAAGATAATCTTGCGACACATAAGGCAAAAATTGCGACATCAACACAATTGGGGCATGTAAAGGTCGGACAAAATCTTGCTATTGATTCGAATGGTACTCTCCACGCACAAGCGAGCGGTGGTAAAAAAGTTGCTAGGTTTGTCATAGGCACATCTACAGCAGGTTGGACAAAAAAAGATTGTGATTATCTTTGCGATGGAACAAATGACCAAGAAGAAATTATACAAGCACTAAATGCTTTGCCTGCAACTGGCGGGGAAGTAGTCATCCTTGATGGAACTTATAATATTACGGCGAGTATCAATATTCCAAAGAATAACGTGTCTTTAAGAGGTAACGGCAGCGCTACCATTTTAAAGCGAATGTATAATTCCACCGATACGGATAATGGGTCTACTGCGAGGGGCTTAATAACCTTAAATGAAAAAAGCGGCTGCAAAATACAAGGTTTGCAAATTGACGGAAACAAGGCAACATATACTGCAATTTATAACTACGGCATCTACCTATATTCATCTAGTAACAATAACACGGTAACAGGCAACACTTGCAACAACAACGACAGCGGCATTCGCCTATATTCATCTAACAATAACACGGTAACAGGCAACGCTTGTAACAACAACAACTACAGCGGTATCGACCTATCTTCATCTAGCGACAACACCATCACAGGCAACACTTGCAACAACAACAACAACGGCATCTACCTATATTCATCTAGTAACAATAACACGGCAACAGGTAATACTTGCAACAACAACGACTACGGCATCTGCCTATATTCATCTAGTAACAATAACACGGCAACAGGTAATACTTGCAACAACAACTACAGCGGCATTCGCCTATATTCATCTAACAATAACACGATAACATGCAACACTTGCAATAACAGCTTCTACAGCGGTATCGACCTATCTTCATCTAGCGACAACACCATCACAGGCAACACTTGCAACAACAACAACAACGGCATCTGCCTATATTCATCTAGTAACAATAACACGGCAACAGGTAATACTTGCAACAACAACTACTACGGTATCGACCTATCTTCATCTAACAATAACACGATAACATGCAACACTTGCAATAACAGCTACATCGGCATCTACCTATATCCATCTAGCGACAATACGGTAACAGGCAACACTTGCAACAACAACTACTACGGCATCTGCCTATATTCATCTAGTAACAATAACACGGTAACAGGCAACGCTTGTAACAACAACAACTACAGCGGTATCTACCTATCTTCATCTAACAATAACACGATAACATGCAACACTTGCAATAACAGCAATTATGGCATTCGCCTATATTCATCTAGTAATAACACGGTAACAGGTAACACTTGTATTCGTGGTACAGGGCAAACAAGCGACTATACTTCAAACCAATACACAATACTTTTATCCGGCACAGACAACAACTACAATCTCATATCCTCGAACAATTGCATGGGTAAAGCAGTAGTAATCGAGGATGGTACTGGTAATAGTGCTTGGGGTAACAAATACGATAGTGGCAATGATTTACCATAAAGTTACATGGCAAGAAGATGAACAAGAAATGCAAGAAGATTGTATATCAGAAGAACATAAAAACGAAGTTGAGCAAAAGCTAACCACCAAGAACATTGTGCCATTTAAGTTAGACTAGGATCAACTTCCTAGTCTTTTTGTTTTTATGGATAAAATTTTAGTTTTATTAAAACATCTCCTGTTTGTTTTCATATGGACAGGAGATGTTTTGTTTTGGAAATAAAAAAAAGCAACTAAAGGGGATGATATTTTTTATGGCTAAAATGAAATATTGGAATGGGACAACATGGGAAACTTTGGATGCTAAAGATGCTGATACTATTGATGGTAAGCATTTTACTGATATACAAAATGATGCACAGTCAAGAGTTGATGATCATGCTATACAAACAGCAACATTAAGCACATTAGGTCACGTTAAACATGCTGTTCTAACGGCTACTCTTAACACTACATGGTCTGGCACATCTGCTCCATACACAAAAACTGTATCCGTTAGCGGTATTTTGTCTACGGACACACCAATTATAGATGTTGTGATGTCCGGCACATATGCTACGGATGAAGCAAGAGCAGAAGCATGGGGATATATTTACAGGGCAGTTACGGCTAATAATTCAATTACATTTTACGCAATGGAAAAGCCTACGGTATCATTACCAATTCAAATAAGGGTGGTGAGATAAGTATGGGTGAAGCAATTATAACAAGACGTGGTGGAAACATATTAAAAATAGCTGGGCAAACAGAAGAAATAGTCAGATTTGGTGAGTCGATAAACAAATATGACCCTGTTTGTGTTAAATTTGTAGGGACGAAGCTATCAAATCCATCAACTTTACCTGCGGGTAATGGGTATGGAGTAGCATTCGATTCAACAGGTACGTATTTAGCTATAGCTCATGCTAGCAGTCCATATATCACAATATACAAACGAAATGGAGATACATTTACGAAACTGCCAGATCCATCAATTTTACCTACGGGTAATGGGCATGAAGTAGCATTTGACCCAACAGGTACGTATTTGGCTGTGACTCATATTAACAGTCCATATATTACAATCTACAAACGAAATGGGGATACATTCACAAAGCTATCAGACCCATCAATATTACCTGCGGGTGCAGGGTATGGAGTCGCATTTAACCCAACAGGTACGTATCTGGCTGTAGCTCATTTTGGTAGTCCATATATTACAATCTACAAACGAAATGGGGACACATTCACGAAATTATCAGACCCATCAACTTTACCTACGAGTACAGTGCATGGAATAGCATTTGACCCAACGGGTACGTATTTAGCTGTGGCTCATTTTGATAGTCCATCTATTATAATCTACAAGCGAAGTGGGGATACATTTACGAAACTATCAGACCCATCAACTTTACCTAATGGTGCTGGGCGTGGAGTAGCATTCGACTCAACAGGTACGTATCTGGCTGTGGCTCATGGTAACAGTCCATATATTACAATCTACAAGCGAAGTGGGGATACATTTACGAAACTATCAGACCCATCAACTTTACCTACGAGTACAGTGCATGGAATAGCATTTGACCCAACGGGTACGTATTTAGCTGTGGCTCATTTTGATAGTCCATATATTATAATCTACAAGCGAAGTGGGGATACATTTACGAAACTATCAGACCCATCAACTTTACCTGCTGGTATAGGGCGTGGAGTAGTATTCGACCCAACGGGTGCGTATTTAGCTGTGGCTCATCATGACAGTCCATATATTACAATATATTTAGCAACTGTTTGTTTTAAAACAAACCTAATGTCTGATGTTTCTATAACTGGAAAAGCAGGATATGCTAAAGAATCAGGGTTTGCAGGAGAATACAAAAAGATTGTAGTTATTTTCAGATAAAGGAGGATATGTCTATGACAATTGAAGTTGCCCTTCTAATTTCAGGTGTATCCTTGGCATTTGGAATCTATCAAGGGATAACAAACATAAGAAGAAACAACAAAAAGGACGACCAAAATGAAGCTGCACAGTTGACTACAGTGATTGTGAAGCTTGAAAATATCAGCATTGGAATTACTGAAATAAAATCAGAAATGTCCAATTTGAAAAGCGATATTAAGGAATCCAGAGAAAGGCTTATCAAGGTTGAAGAATCGGTAAAACAAGCACACAAGAGGATTGATGAAATCACAAAATACAAAAGACCTGGTGATTCACATGAATAAGTCAAAGAATAAGTTTTCAAAAGCAATTGTAACAGCAGTGGTATTGTTAAATACAATTTTCACTGCTGCTGTTCTTTATGTGTTCTTAAAAATTGGAAGTGAACCAGTTACCTTGATTGGATGCTGGTTTGCTTTTACCACTGGTGAATTGTGGATGCTTTCAAGTATTAAAAAAACCAAAGTTAATAAGAAGGATGGTGTAAATAATGAACAAAATTGATTGGAAAACTAAATTGACTAGTAGGAAGTTTTGGACTGCTATTACTGGCTTTGTAAGTGCAATCTTGGTTACTTTTAATGTGAATGACTTAACCATTGAACAGGTTGTTTCAATAATTTCAGCTTGCTCAGTGCTAATTGCTTATATAATTGGTGAAGGTTTAGTTGATAGTGCAAGGGCTAGTTCACAAACCAAAGGAGAGGATGAATAAAATGAGTATTAAAATTATCCAAGATTTTATTCCTAAAGGAAGGAAGAACAGACCTGGATACCCAATGACACCTAAATATATCACCATTCATGAAACGGGTTCTTTTGGTAAGGGTGCAAATGCAAAAGCACATGCTAAATATATAAAGTCAGATGATGCAGCCAATAGACCTGTTTCCTGGCATTTTACAGTGGATGACACTGAAATATATCAGCACCTTCCATTAAATGAAAATGGTTGGCATACTGGGGATGGTGAAAATGGAACTGGAAACCGTCAAAGCATTGGAATTGAAATTTGCGTTAATTCGGATGGTAATTTTGAAAAAGCTGTTCAAAATGCCCAATGGTTGGTTCGCAAATTGATGGCTGAATTCAACATTCCTATCGAGAACATCAAACAACATTATGATTGGAATGGAAAGAACTGCCCATACACCATTAGAAAAACACCAAATGGCTGGAAAAACTTCCTGGATGGCTTAAAAGATAAACCCAAAGAAGATAATACTTCAAAGGTTTTATACAGGGTTCAAACTGGTGCTTTTAGGATTAAATCCAATGCTGATAAGCTTGCAGCGGAACTTAAAAAGAAAGGTTTTGACACCTATATTGTTCAAGTTGATGGACTATTTAAGGTGCAAGTTGGGGCTTATAGTATAAAAGCAAATGCTGATGCCATGGCTGCAAAATTAAAAGCTGCTGGATATGATACTTATATAACAACGAATTATGGTTCAAAATAATGGTAATTTTTCAAGCCATGCGTTTTTGGAAGGATTTCTTGCATGTAAGATAATAATGATAATAGCAATGGTGTCGGTTGAACCTCTCCCACTTATAGAAGTGGGAGTATTCTTGGTGATTTAAAGATAAAACTTTTAGAAAGGAAGTTGATAATAAAATGTATGAAATATTAAATCCCAAAAAATACATAACTGTAGTTAAAATTCCTTTGTCTAGCATAAAGAAAATAGATGTGGTTATGGCAAAACAACCATTAGAAAAAATACAAGATTGTTTTAATAGATTGACTGAAAAGCCTGATTTTATATCTAATGGTGGATTATTTAATATGGCAACTGGTGATACTGTTACAACTATAGTGGATGAAGGTAAATTAATTAAAGATGACTATGGTTCTTATTTTGGACTAAAAATATTTAAAGATTTGTCTTTTAAGTGGGAAGCATATAAACAAAATGAAAATATAAAAGACTTTATTGGTGCTTCTCCTTCCCTGATCATTAACGGGAAAATTGATATTCGGAATCCTTTAGATGCTAGCTTTATGAATGGTAAACATCCACGTTTGGCTTTGGGATCAAATGACAAATATTTCTTTATTGTTGCTGTTGACGGAAGAAGATTGACTGCACCTGGAATGACAATAAGAGAACTTGCAGAATTTATGCTTTCATTGGGTTGTACAAATGCAATTAATGAAGATGGTGGTGGTTCGTTACAATTAGCTCAAAATGTTAATGGTAAACTTAAATATCTGAATAATCCTACCGAAAACCGCAAGGTAGACAATTTTGTTACAATATATTTAAAACCAGAGAGCAAAAATTATCCTGTTCTTAAAAAGGAATCAAAGGGAGAATATGTAAAATTACTTCAAAGTAATCTTATAAAATTAGGATATGACTTAGGAAAATGGGGTGTAGATGGAATTTTTGGTACTGCTACAGAAAAATCAGTCAAAGAGTTTCAAAAGCAAAATGGTTTAGTGGTTGATGGTATTGTTGGGAAAAAAACATGGGGTTCACTGCTCAATAAGTGATGTGATATTATAAAGAAATTGACTATAAGAAAAAATGCGAAGAATTACTTGCTGGAAATGTAAAACTGCAAGGTAAAATAAATAGAATTTCGGATATTATAAAGGAGGATTAGACTATGGACTATGCTGTTTTATATGTAATCGGAACTGCTATATTTGTTGTGCTGTTTTCAATTGTGATTAAAATTTTAATTGATAAAAAAATACTTACAAAAGAAGTAGTTTCATTTGTTACAAAAACTTTTAATTTAACTAGCAAAGTTGTTGATGAATTAAATCTAAAGAAAGAAAAGCAAATTTTAATGATTGCAGATATTGTTAATGACAGTATAGAATACATATTAGCAATTATGGATAATCCTAATTTTATGGTAGATGAAGCGTATAATTATGCTGTAGACAAATGCTTGGCGTTTGGAATTGAATTAACAGATAATAGGAAAGATATTTTGCGTCAGTTAATTGTTGCGGGGTTAAATATAAAAATAATAAATGAAGAAATATAGGCGAATAAGGATTTTACAAATAACTTAGCCGAAAGTCCTAATTTAGTTATAAAAGTTTAAAAATGAACCTCTCCAACCTACGCTTCGCTTAGAGGTTGGAGTTTCTTAGCATTATGTATTACTACCTTCACAGATATGTTGTTACATATCTTCGTTGTAAGCAACGGAAGTATAGACATACACTAACTAAGCAACTACCTTTCGATAGGGTGGGTTGACACCTTCTACTACTTCTTGCCTAAGCAATACGTAGATACTTTACTTCCATTCTTATTATAATATTATTTTTATATTTTGTCAACTATTCAGCAATTCATCTCCCACCTATAGAGGATGGGAGAATTCTTGCTGATTCTCAGTTAAAAATTTCCTTGATTAAACATATTCGATAGCAATTCAATTAATTCTTCTAAAGTTTCGCATTGGTGAGATATGCAATATTGTATATGTGGACTCCAATC